ATCTAACGTAAATCAAGCTGACGAAGGACCACTAGGCGTGGCCTGATTGCTCACCCTGAAAGGGGGCGCATGAAAAGCAGCCAAGGATGGTACCTTTCGTTGTGGCGTGCCGTCTACTTAGACGGTTGCGCCAAGCTTCCCGCTACAGTCTCTTCTGTACGTGATTTCAAGACATTGAAATCACGGGTCAGACATGAGGGCATGTCGTTTTTAACGATTACCCTTCCCACTTTTGAACAAGACTTCACTCGAAGCCTTGTCTCTGGTAGGATTGACCCAGCGTCTTTTCGATCTTTCGAAAAGAACGGAGCAATCCCTGTATTTCTACAAGGTATGCTCGGTCGCATGTTTGACCGGGAGACAGGAAGTTTACTCGATGAAACCCCCGAATTTTCTATCATCGTTGAAGTTGTTCGGCAGATTTGCCTCTTCTTCAAGAAGATTAAGTTGCCGTGCTCTCCCGAGAGGGAGAATTCGGCGATTCAGGAGTTCGTCGAGATTGAGCGATCTTTTGATGTCTTTTCTCTTGGACCCGCAGATAAACGCAAATTTAAACAATTGGCGTTTATTCTTTGGAACCGCATGCTACGGGATTTTAATCCTGAAGATTGCGTTCCTGAGCACGGACCAGGAGCTACTGAAGAACGTACTTCTTATAATAAGAAGTTTCGACTCAGTAGGTGGCACGAACGTCTCGAATCCGTTTTCCCTATACTAGGTAACGGTTTTTCCGTTAACGCGTATGGGGAAAGGGAGTTCGAGAATGTAACGTTCGTGTCGCCGGAACAGGAACGACCCGCTAGAGTCGTTCTTGTTCCGAAGACACTAAAGACCCCGCGAATCATAGCTATAGAGCCTGTCTGCAATCAGTATTCGCAGCATGCTCTCCAGCGGTACCTATATAAGCGTATCGCTGTAGATCCTCTAACTGCTGGTCATGTGAATTTCACTGCCCAGTCGATCAATCAGAGGATTGCGCTTGATTCTTCACGAACAGGTGACTTTGTCACTATTGACCTTAAGGACGCGAGTGACCGGGTTCCCGGCACTCTCGCCCTTCTGTTGTTCGGTTCAAATCGGTACGCTGCCGATATTGCCCGAGCTAGTCGTTCGTGGAGGGCTCAACTTCCCGACGGTCGCGTATTGCGGCTTAGGAAATTTGCGTCCATGGGCAACGCTCTTTGTTTTCCAGTCCAGGCTATGTACTATTACACTATATGTGTAATGGCCTATCTGGATTACAAAAAACTTCCTTACACCCGTCGAAACGTAAAACGCGTTTCGCGCGGTATATACGTGTACGGTGACGATATAATCGTCGACACGTATATGGCGGGTTCTGTTCTCGATTATCTGCAGAAGTACAACTGCAAGATAAATACCCATAAGAGCTTCTTCTCGGGCAAGTTCCGTGAATCTTGTGGAGTAGATGCGTATGATGGACAGGACGTCACACCAACGTACCTACGTCACCCGTATCCAGAGAACAGGCAGCAAGCATCTCGTCTCATCTCATACGTCAGCTGCGCCAATCACCTTTATTTAAAAGGTTATTGGCGGGCGGCGTCGCTCATGTTTTGCAAATGTGAGCGTTACCTAGGGTCTTTACCCTATGTAAGCGAACGAGACGGAGTGCTTGGAAGAGTATCTTATTTAGGGTACCAGTCGATTGGAAAGTTCGACCGGTATAACCATCCTGTTTTTCAGGCATGGTTTCCTGCACCTGTCTACTGCAGTGATCATGTAGACGGATACTCAGCTCTCCAGAAGACACTTCTCTCGTTAGAGCTTGAAAAGCCC